CCGCGTAAGGAATGGCCCCCCTACCCCCCGTTGGGAGTTGTTTAGGTCGCATAACAGGCGGAGGCTGGTGTTGCCATGCCTAGTCTTCCGGTGTCCCTGCGCTTTAAGGGCATTACGGGAGAGATGCGTTACCAGGGGGTCTCACCCCGGATTCCGTTATCTTATTCGGATTATTTTAGCGCGAGTGGGTTTTCTTTTAAGGTTGCGTCGTTTCTTGCCTTCGGTTCCGTAGTCTTCAGATCGAAAGGCGTGTCCTCCACGGTTGCGTCCCTTGCCTGGAAATGTTTTCGGGTTGAAGTGGCAGTCAGAGCCGTAGAACTTAGAACCGTACCACTGTCCTCGGTTTCCTGCCACGAGTTCCGCACCACAGTCATCACAAGGACGATCTTCGGCCAGGGGAACTACTCGGTTAGGCATCGGCGTGTATGTGGGGCTTTAAGCCTACCACTCGGTCGTCTTTAGCCGGTTCTACTTTGTCTCCAGCTTCCATTAGCCAGTTAATACAGGCGGGGATACCGCATACCCTGTTTGCTTTTAGGACGTAGGGTTCTTTCGATTGCCGTTTATGCTCGACGGTGATCGGGAAGTTATAGCGATGCGGTAGTGCCAAAAGAAAAAGCCCTCGGCTCCTGCGAACGCCCCCAGGTATTACTGAAGCACAGGCTCCGAGGGCGTTACAAGAACTGTATCACAGACTTGTCTCTGGCGCGTGGCGTTGGTAGATTACGGGACAATTAGAAACGAAAGGGAGAGACTGATGCCATTCCACAACAATATCGGCATGACCAATGAAGAGCATGAGAAGTGGGAAGATCGCGTTCGGCGCAATTTGGGAGGATCACACGTTCTCACAAAGGCCATTAGTGACCCGTTTTATTACGTTGCGCGGCTGAAAACAGGGGAAGCGTTCAAGTTCGAGTACGCTAAGGGAGACTTTGATTCAGAGTTCATCTTGTTTACAGGCGTAGAGGATATTAGCGGCGTGCCACCCGAGTTGCTTCGTTGGTCTGGGGGTTTCGAGAGAGGTATTGAAGTGCGTCGGGATCAAGTCGCATGGATCGGTGACGGAAGTTCTTAGTAAGGAGGGAGAGACTGATGCTGATACAGGTTAGCGAGAAACGATGGCTCGCAGAACCCGAAGCGGTGTATCGAGACCACCCCATTACGGGACCAGCAGGTGATTGGGACACCGAACAGTGGGTCGCCCGTATGCCGAGCGGCACGCTTGAGTGGCTCTCGGACGAGGAGTACGAGCGGTTGATTGACGCTGCTCATACAAAAGAAATCTCACCGATGAGGGCTAACAGCCCGGAAGTCGCTATTCTTCTGGATCGACTGCAAGGATCATTGCGACCCGGCCTTGTAGGGAAAGGGACGTTGGCTCGCGTTATGAGATCAGGGTATCCAACACTGGAAGATTTGGCTGAAGCTGACGTATGCGACCTTCTTCAACTTAATAACATCGGCATCGTTGTCGCCCGTGAGCTGAGTAGTGCTGCCAAGACAGTTTATAAGGAGAATTAGAAATGCCTAAAGTGGGGAAAAAGAAATATCCGTACACGACCAAAGGTCGGGCGGCTGCAAAGCGCGCTGGGAAAAGAAAGATGAACCCCCGGAAGAAGTAAATATTTAGCGTTACATCTTTCTGCTACACTCCTTGTGTGCGGCATCCATCCCCGCACTCCTTCTTGTGGCCTGCCCCGAGTACCTTCTCCCAAATAAGGTACGTGCATCTCCGGGGCAGGTCATTTTGTTACACTTCCGATTGTGCTATCTGAACCTGTCATACGCGCGCTCTGGTCGCAGCTTGACGATTCCGACCCTATCGGCCATCCAGGTCAAGGGTGGGTTGCCCCGTCTGCCGTTCACGAAGAGTTCATCTTCAACGATACGGCGGAAACGTACCTAGTTTGCGGCGGAGACCGGGGCGCAAAGACGACCACCACGGCGATGAAGGCATATCTTCTCGCGTTGGAATTTATTGCGACCTATCCTTTAGACGCAGGCGGGAATGTTGCGTGGGTTGTTGCGGATAACTACAACCTGACATCGACCGAAATGCGCGATTGCATAGGCGAATGGCTTATGCAGATGCCCGAAATCGCCCAGACAAGGGGAAAAGAGGGCGGATTCAAGCAAACTTCCCGCATCGACCCCGGAACAATCGAGATTCCCACTCCAAATGGCAAGACTTTCAAGATAGAAACGAAGTCTGTCGGAGACCCTATGAACGCGATGCGCGCGGAAGGGCCGGTTTGGATACTCGCCTGCGAAGCTGCGCTACTTTCCCACGACTTCTATCTCAGGGCGCAAGGTCGTCTCGGTCAGATACGAGGCCAGTCCAACGGAAAGTTCGGACAACTCATCATGTCGGGAACTTTGGAAGGGTCTCTCGGCTGGTATCCAACTCAGTATACGAAGTGGAAATCAGAGACAGAGGCTACGTTAGACAAGGCTGCTGTCTACTCATTCCGATCCCAGGACAACCCGTTTGCGTGGCCTGGAGGTGCGGAAAACGCACAACTCAAGCAATTAGAGCGGGAACTGCCCGAAGCATTGTTTATGGAGCGGTATCTTGCCGTTCCGAGTCCTCCGAGCGGTCGTGTCCACGACAGGTTCGACTCTACAGTTCACGTCAAAGAGGTCGAATACGATCCTGCATTGCCTGTTTATCTGGGAATGGACCCCGGATATTCGGGCGCATCGTCTAATTACGCGATTGTTGTGGCGCAGAAAAAGAACATTCAGCGTGCTGACGGTCGGTCGTTCCAGCAATGGCACGTTATCGACCAGATTTACGAACATCACATGACGGTAGACGAAATATGCCAGAAGGCTATGGATCAATACTGGTGGAAAAACCCCAAGAAAATCGGGGTCATCGACATAGCCGGGTCATACCACGCAGGAGCACAAGAATCCAACACAGAGGTGTGGCAAAAGAAAACAGGGCTTACACTTATGCACGAAAGGGTTAATATCCAACCGGGTATTGACCGCTTTAACACGATGCTTCAGTACGACCCGGAGTTTCGTGAGCCGAAGGTTTTGTTCCACCCACGGTGTACCGGCATCCTTTCAGAACTCGGGCATTGCCTGAGTCCTGTAGATAATCGGCCTCACATATACTCATGGAATAAGAACCGCATGGGTGATGTGATAGGAAAAGTCCCAAAAGATGATTTCTGTGACGGGATCAAAGCTCTCACATATCTCTGGATCAACCAGGTTGGCTACGCAACAGCGAATCAAGGGCCAAAACGACCGCATGTTCGGAACATACGCAGCCGTAGGCGAGCAGCGTTGACGAGGTATTAAGTGACTACTGTTGAAGCGCGTCTTGAAAATGCACGTCTAGCAGATGACGGAAGCCCGCGCGAGCCACGGCGACGAATAAGTCGTGATGCCGAACGTGACGGTATTCAGAAAATCCTCGAACGCATTGAACTGCGTGAGAAAGCACTTCAACCTCTCTGGGACCGCATGGATGCGGACATGGAGCGATATGCCCTCGTACCGTTCGAGCCGGTAGCTGGCGACGGTATATCTCCCGAAGACGCCTATACGTCAAACGAACCACGGACTCAGGCAGACAAAGTTATCTCGATTGTCGGCTACGCTCCTACGATTGTTAAGATCGAGTCCGAAGTCGAAGAGGGTCAGGCCAACAAAGTAGACCAGGATGCCGAACGTGTTGCGATTGGGATGCTTCGTCTAGGAGACGAGAACTTAGTCAAGGTCGGCACTACGCCTTTCCAGCCAACGCTATCTCACTTTGCAATCGTAGAAGGCGGCTGGGTAGCCTGCCGCAACCTCCTGACGAAACGTCAGGACGGGTCTACAAAAGTAAACCTGACTCCGATTGATCCACGTCAGCTTGTCTTTCAGATGGGTTCGGAAGGTCTGATCTGGGCTGCGATTATCACGATGCGAAATCGCCTTGCTATAGAGGACGAATACGACTTCGAGTTCGACGAGACCTCTGAAGATGCGAATAACGACGACATGCAGGAAAAAGTTGTCGATTACTACCGCAAGGAAAAGGGACAATGGATGAACTCGGTCATCATCCAGAGCGAACATAAATACGCAAAGGAGCCTGCGAACACCTTTTCTGTAGAAGACCCCATCACTATTCGCGGGATCGGGTCGAACCCAGGAACTGCTTCGTTCAGTTTGACGATGGGTGTCAACGAGACTCGTAAGATTCAGGGGCTTGAGGGCTTTGGCGAGTCTGTTTTCGCCCCGAACCGGGCGATCTACGAGTCAGATAACCGGGTCAAGTCGATCCTTACGTCTAATCTGGCGAAGCAAAACTCCGGTATATACAAGACGACTTCGGCGGGTGGCGAGTTCACGCTTGAAGAAGAGCCTGATAAAGCAGGACAGATAACACTTAACAGTTCACTGGGAGAGGATGTAAGTCTTCTCGACCTCCCTGCGATCCAGAACGGTGCGATTACGAACCTTAGTTTCATCAACTCCGATCTTATTAGCGGAGGCACACCACCCTCTGCGAGCGGAGTTGCTTCTGGCTCACAGTCTGGACGCGCGCTTACGATCCTCAATTCGGTTCTTGCAGACCGAGCACGACCGTTTGCTCATGCAGTTGAGGCTTGTATGCAGGGAGCCGTAAAAGCGTTGATGGCTCAGTACGAGACAGGCCAGTACGAGACGTTGCGAGTCACAGGCAAGTTGCTCGACAACGTAGGGTTCTCACGCGAAATCACGCCTCAAGAGATTCAGGGACACGGCCCACTTACGGTCGAACTTGTTCCCAGTCTTCCGCAAGACGATCAGGCTCAGTGGATGATGGCTGAGTTTGCAAGACGACCTAATGCTGAAGGCAGGCCGGTTGTCTCGGACACGTTCATCAAGGAAGACATTCTTAAACTCAAAGATGCCCAACTTGAAGAACGCCG